CTGCTCTCTGCCGGTCAGCTCACCCTGGCCGATCACGCGAAGCGCCTCGACCCCGACGGCAAGATTGCCGCCGTTGCCGAACTGCTCTCGCAGTCCAACACCATCCTCGAAGACGCCGTCTTCCAGGAGGGCAACCTCCCCACCGGGCACCGCGTCACCATCCGCACCGGCCTGCCTGACGTCTACTGGCGCTCCCTGAACCAGGGCGTCCCGGTCTCCAAGTCGACCACCGCCCAGGTGGACGAGGCCTGCGGCATCCTGGAGGCCCGCTCGCACATCGACGTCGAGCTCGCCAAGCTGAACGGCAACACCGCGCAGTTCCGCCTGTCGGAAGACGCCGCCTTCCTGGAGGCCATGAACCAGGCCCAGGCCGCCACCATGTTCTACGGCAACCCGGCCTCGGACCCGCGCCAGTACCTCGGCCTCGCGCCGCGCTACTCCGCGATCTCCGGCGCAGGCAACGCCCAGAACGTGATCTCGGGCGGCGGTGCCTCGAGCAACAACACCAGCATCTGGCTGGTCGTCTGGGGCGAGAACACGGTCTTCTGCCCGTTCCCGAAGGGCTCTATGGCCGGCCTGGACTACAAGGACCTGGGCGAGGAGAGCGTCCCCGACGCAGCCGGCAACTTCTACCAGGCGCTGCGTTCGCTCTACCAGTGGAAGAACGGCCTGGTCGTCCGCGACTGGCGCTACATCGTCCGCATCGCGAACATCAACACGGCGAACCTGGTCAACCAGTCCTCCGCCGCCGATCTCGTCGCGCTCATGTCGCGGGCGCTCGACCGCATCCCGAACCTCGGGGCCGGCCGCGCTTCCTTCTACATGAACCGGACGGTCTACTCGATGCTCCGCATCCAGGCTCTGAACAAGAGCAGCGGGGTGTTCGGCATCGAAAAGGGCCTCAACCAGTTCGGTACTCCCGCCTCGTGGACGAGCTTCGAGGGTGTCCCCCTCCGGCGCGTCGACCAAATCCTCAACACCGAAGCGACCATCAGCTAAGCGGCTGACCCGCAGAAAGGACAAGGACAATGATCCTCGACCGCAATCTCATCGTCTCCGGGTCGGTCGGTGGCACGGCGCTCGCGCCGGCGCTCACCGGTCAGACGGTCACCGGGGCGTCGGCGGTGGTCTCCACCGACACCATCGACCTGTCGGTGGCCCGCGACATCGGTGCCGGCGACGGCAAGCCGAAGGCCCGCCTCCAGGTCACCACGACCTTCACGGGCCTGACCGCTCTGCGCGCTGACGTCATCGTGGCCGACAACGCCGCGCTGAGCACCAACGTCACCGTGATCGGCTCCACCGGCGACATCCCCGTCGCCGACCTGGCCGCCGGGCGCGCTTTCGTCGCTGAGCTGAACGCGCGCCTGATCCCGCCCAACCTCGGACGCCGCTACCTCGGCATCCGCTACACGCCGACCGGCACCGGCACGGCGGGCGCGATCTTCGCGGACTTCGGCTGGGAGACCCAGGACGGCCGGAAGAACCACCCCTCCGGCTTCGCCGTTCTCTAAGGCGCTTTCGGGGCTGGGCTCTAAACCCAGCCCCACCTCCCTTTCACGTTCGCAAGGAAGAGCACCCCAATGCCCCGATACCGCGTTCTCGCGCAGAGCTTCATCAACGACCGCATCGTCCACCCCGGTGATATTGTCGAGTACTCCGGCGGAGAGGTCTCCGACAACCTGGAGCTCATCGACGAACCCAAAGCCCGGCGCGGCAAGCCCGCCAAGGTCGAGACCCCGGCCGACGTCGAAGACGTCGACACTGTTGAGACCCCGGCCGACGTCGAAGACGTCACCAGCGGCGAAGACCTGGTCTGATCTACGATCCAGCCTCTCAGAGGCCAAGCGACGGGGGCCTCGCGGCCCCCGTTTTCTTAGGAGCGCAGCGTGAGCACGGAAGTCGACATCTGCAACCTGGCGTTGGCCCATCTCGGGGACCGCGCCACCGTCGCGAGCATCAGCCCGCCGGAGGGTAGCGCGCAGGCCGAGCACTGCGCGCGCTTCTACCCCGTGGCGCGGGACGCGCTCCTGGAGATGCACACCTGGGGCTTCGCCACCACGCGCGCCAATCTGGCGCAGGTCGTCTACGCCTTCCCGCAGTGGCAGTACGTCTACGCCGCCCCGAGCAATATGGTCCAGCCAATCGCGGTCCTGCCCGCCGGCGCGCTCGACAACTATAGCTACCCGTATGTCGAGGGATACACCCCCTTCCAGACGGCCAACACTGGGCTCGGCAGCTACACGCCCCAGCCCTTTGAGACCGAGATCGACCCCGCGACGGGGCAGACGCTCATCCTGACCGACGTCGAGAGCGCGGTCCTGCGCTACACCTTCATCGCGACCGACGCCGCGCGCTTCACTCCTCTCTTCACGCAGGCCCTGTCCTTTCTCCTGGCGAGCTATTTGGCGGGACCGCTCATCAAGGGCGACGCCGGCATGGCGGTCGCGCGGGAGATGGAGGCCAAGTTTGAGCGCGCCCTCGCAAAGGCGCGCTCCTCGGACGGCAACCACTCGATGGTCCGAGCCCAGCAGGATACGCCCTGGCTGAAGGTGCGCTGATGCCTAACGTCCGCACCTACTCCCGCGCCTTCAACGGCGGCGTTGTCACTCCCGAGTTCTGGGGCCGCCTCGACGATCTGAAGTACCAGACGGGGCTCGCTCTGTGCCGCAACTTCATGGTTCTGCCGCACGGCCCCGTCACCAACCGCCCCGGCACTCGCTTTGTCGCGGCGCTGAAGTACGCCTCCTCGCGCGCCTGCCTGATCCCCTTCACCTACTCGACCACCCAAACGATGGTCCTGGAGTTCGGGGCCGGCTACATCCGCTTCCACAGCCAGGGCGACACCCTCCTGACCCCTCCGACCCCGCCGGCCTGGGACCTCGCCACCACATACGCCCAGGGCGCGCTGGTGAGCTTCGGGGGCACCACCTACTACTCGCGCGGCGACGGGAACCTCGACAACCAACCCGACACCTCCACCGGCTTCTGGTACGCCCTGGGCGAGGCCTACGAAATCCCAAGCCCCTACGCGGCGGCCGACGTCTTCGACCTGCACTTCGTGCAGAGCGGCGACATCCTGACGCTGACCCACCCCAACTATCCGCCGGCGGAGCTGCGCCGGTATGGCGCGACGGACTGGCGGCTGGTCAACATCAACTTCGGCACCAAGCTGGAGCCCGTGACGGGGGCGACCGTCGCCACCAACCCCGGCTCTCCCGCGAGCACGGCCACGCGCACCTACGAATACCAAATCACCAACGTCTCCGCCGACGGTAAGTCGGAGAGCGAGCCCGTGACGGTCAGCTCCGGCCCGCAGAACCTCCTCGACAGCGGAGCGACCAACGTCATCACCTGGACGGCTCCGGCGGGCGCGGTGCGCTTCAACGTCTACCGCTTCTCCGGCGGGCTCTATGGTTTCCTCGGGACCGCCACCTCCGGCTCCTTCACCGACGACGGCACGATCATCCCCGACACGGCGTCGACGCCTCCCCAGAGCTACAACCCCTTCACCAGCGACTACCCGGCGGCGGTCTCCTATTTCGAGCAGCGCCGCGTTTTCGCGGGGACGCCGCTCCTGCCGCAGACCCTCTGGGCCTCCCGCACCGGCACGGAGGCGGACCTCAACTTCTCGATCCCCTCTCGCGCCGACGACAGCCTCCAGTTCAAGGTCGCCGCGCGCGAGAGCAATACAATCCGCCACATAGTTCCCCTGTCGTCGATGGTCCTGCTGACTTCGGCCGCAGAGTACCGCGTGACCTCGGTCAACAGCGACGCCCTAACCCCGACGACCATCTCGGTCAGCGCGCAGTCCTACGTGGGCGCGAACAACGCGCAGCCGGTAGTGGTGAACAACGCGGTCCTCTTCGCCGCCGCGCGCGGCGGCCATGTGCGCGAGCTCGGCTTCAACTGGCAGCTCCAGGGCTTCCTGTCCTCGGACCTCTCCCTGCGCGCGCCCCAACTCTTCGACGGCTACGACATCGTCCAAATGGCCTACCAGAAGGCCCCGACCCCTATTGTCTGGATGATCTCGACGTCGGGCGAGCTCCTGGGGATGACCTACGTCCCCGACCAGCAGGTCACGGCCTGGCACACGCACACCACCACCAACGGCGTCTTCGAGAGTGTCTGCGTCGTGGCGGAGGGTAGCGAGGACCGCGTCTACGTCGTTGTGCGCCGCACGATCAACGGCCAGACGGCGCGCTACGTCGAGCGCCTGGGTCAGCGCCTTGTCGGCCAGATCGCCGACGCCTACTACGTCGACTGCGGCGCGACCTACGAGGGCGGTCCGACGACCTCTGTCGGGGGGCTGACCTGGCTGGAAGGGCAGACGGTCAACATCCTGGGCGACGGCGCGGTGATGCCGCCGGCCGTGGTGACCGATGGGCAGGTGATCTTGCCGCACCCGGCCAGCGTGATCCAGGTTGGTCTCCCTCTGGTCGCGGATGTGGCGACGCTCCCCGCCGGCTTGCTCGATGCTCCCGGCGCGGGGCAGGGGCGACCGAAGAACGTCAACAAGCTCTTCCTGCGCGTGGCCGCCTCGGGCGGCGTCTCGGCCGGCCCGAGCGTCGACGAGCTCACCGTGGCGAAGGTCAGGACCACCGAACCTCCCGGTTCTCCGCCCTCGCTCGTCACAGGCGAGATCGAGATCGTCCTCACTCCCTCCTGGGGCGAGAGCGGCCAGCTCTTTGTCAGGCAGAGCGACCCCCTGCCGCTCACGCTCCTCGCGCTCACGCCGGAGATCGCCGTCGGCAGCTAGGGTGCGCGTAAAGGTGGGCGCGCGCGCTATGTTCCCCAAGATCAGAGGACGCCTATGGCATTTGCCCAGACCATGATGACGGCGCTGCAGGCGGGCACCACCGCCGGCCTGACGTCGCAGCTCGCCACCGCCTCCCTCCTCGGCAGCATCGGCAGCGCCGCAACGAGCACTGTCGGCTCCTACTATCAGGCGAGGGGGCAGAAGACCGCCCTGGGCTACGAGGCCCAGGCCGCCGAGCTCCAGGCCAAGGCGGCGGAGCAGAACGCCCTCAACACCTTCTCCATCGGCGAGCGCGAGGCGAGCGAAATCCTGCGCCAGGGCGGCGTGGTCAAGAGTGCCCAGCGCGTCGCCTACGCGGCCAACGGGATCGACGTCAACGCGGAGGGGACGCCCCAGCGCGTTGCCGCTGGCACCGAACTCATGCGGCGCGTCGACGCCGAGAACCTGCGCCTCAACGCCGTGCGCTCCGCCTTCGGGGCGCGGACGGAGGCGGCCGGTCAGCGCGGCCAGGCCGCAGTCTCCCGCGCCACGGCGGACGCGATCAGCCCCACCGGCTCCGCGTTCACGACCCTGGTCGGCGAAGCCGGCCGCGTCGGCTCGCAGTGGTACTACGGCGTAAAGACGGGCGCGGTCCCGAAAAACCCCACCGACTGGTTCAGGGGCTAGGCTGTGGTAAAGGTCCCGACCTACGACAGCCCGCAGGTCCGCGAGCAGGCGGGGCCTACGCCGCGCATCACCAATCCCCTCGGCGTCCAGGAGGCGACCGTCGCCGGTCGCCAGATCAGCGCGATGGGCGAGGCGGCGTCGCGCGCCTCCGGCGCGGCCTTCGACATTGCGCTCAAGGCGCAGCAGGAAGCGAACACCGTCCGCGCGGACGACGCCATCACCCAGCTCGCCGAGACCTCCAACCGCCTGACCCAGAACAGGGAGCGCACCGGCTACCGCGACCTGGCCGGCATCAGCGCGCTCCAGCGCCCCGAGGGCAAGAGCCTGGCGGATGACTTCGGCGGCCAGCTCGACAAGAGCATCGAGACCATCAACGCCGGGCTCAACAACGACGAGCAGCGGCGGCTGTTCAACTCCCGCGCGCAGCAGATGCGCGCCAACTTCCGCGCCCAAGTCGGGGCGCACGAGGCGCAGGAGTTCAGGACCTACACGGCCTCCGTTCAGGAGGGCCGGATCAACACCGCGCTCGACACTGTCCTGCTGCACTACGGCGACGCGCAGATGGTCTCCGACGCCCTGGGCACCATCGACAACGCCGTCCGCACGGCGGGCAACCTGGCCGGCAAGTCGGCCGAGTGGATCGACGCGCAGGCGGCCGACGCGAAGGCCAAAGCGCTCGGCGGCGCGCTCGGCAAGCTCATCTCCGAGAACAACCTGACGGCGGCCCAGGCCTTCATGACGCGCTATAAGAAGGAGCTGGAGGCCGCGCCGGAGGTGCTCGTCGAGGCGAGCGTCAAGATGACGGCGCAGCAGGACGCGCTGATCGCTCTGCGCGCCACCGACGAGGCCGGCGCGGCGGCGTACAACAGCCTGCTCCCTGGTGACTTCAGCAGGTTGGAGCACCTGGTCGGTCTGACCGAAAGCACGGGCCGGGACTATAACCGGGACGGCACACCCATCACTTCGCCCGCCGGCGCGAAATACCGGATGCAGGTGATGCCGGCCACTGCGCGCGACCCCGGCTTCGGCATCCGCCCGGCGGCCAGCGACACTCCCGAGGAATACAACCGCGTCGGGCGCGAGCTGCTCACCAAGCTGATAAGCTACTACAAGGGCGACATCCGCAAGGCCCTGGCCGCCTACAACTGGGGGCCGGGCAACGTCGACAAGACCGTCGCGGAGGCGGAGGCGGAGGGCGTCGACTGGTTCGGCAAGCTCCCGGCGGGGCGTCGGCCCAAGGGGCAGTACAGCCCCTTCAACGACGTCCAGGGCTACGTCAACAAAATCCACGGGCAGTTCACTGCCGGTGGCGGCCGGCCGAAGCCTGTGACCGAGATGGAGTTCGTCGACAACGCGGTCGCCCGCGCGCGGCAGATGCGGGGCGGCGAACTCTCCGCCAGCGCGGAGATCGCCGTGCGTTCGGCGGCCGGGCAGAAGTGGGGGATCGTGCAGCGGTCGTTCCAGGACGAACAGACCGGGCGCGTCAACGAAATCATCTCGATGGTCAACGGCGGGATGTCTCCCGCGCAGATCAGAGCAACGCCGGCCTGGCTGGGCCTCACGCCCGAGGCGCAGTCCCGGACCTCCGACTTCGTCGAGGGCCGCCAGGCGAAGAACCAGTTTGCCAACTACCTGGAGCTCTCCGACCCTACGGTTCTCTCGCGGTACCGCAGCGAGGCTGATATTCGGGCGCTGCTCCCCCAGCTCGGGCCGCAACTCACGGAGCAGCTCATCGGGCAGTGGCGCACCTCGGGCAAGCCCGAGGCGGCGACCATCGACGCCGAGGACCTGAAGTACGTCGCCAAGGGGCTGGGGATCGACGCCTACAAGAGCAACCCCAGCACAGCGCAGCGGGAGCAACTGGGCCTGCTCCAGTTCCGCATCGAGCAGGCTATCGCGCAGGAGCAGGCCCGCCAGCGTCGTCCGCTCACGCGCGATGAGAAGCTGGTGGTGGCGCGCCGCGAGGCGGCGCTGACGGTGGCGGTGAAGGGCGGAATGTTCCAGCAGCAGATGCCGCTGGTCCTGGTCCCCGACGACCGGCTGAAGGACATTGTGGTCCCCGACGCCGACCGCAAAGAGATTGCCGCGCAGCTCCAGCAGCTCTACAGACAGACGAACGACGACCGCTACGCACCCAACGAGGGCAACGTGCGGCGCTTCTACCTCGAAAAGCAGCAGTGGGCCAAAAATGCCGGGTAGCACTTACGCGGACTACACGAACTACCTGCTCCAGTCCCGGAACAGCAATCCTCGCGCGACGCTGACCCTGGCCGTCGAGGCGGACCCGACGCGCGAGGGCAAGCTGCGCCAATTCGCGCGCGAGGCCAACCTGCCGCAGGAGGTGGCGAGCGCCCTCGAGACTTCGCTCGACCAGCAGTTCAAAGTGGACCGCGTCGACCGCGACACCCAGAACACCCCTGTCCTGCGGCAGAGCTACACCGACGCGGACTTCGCCAAGCTCGCGCACGACGACAGCAAGCCGCTCTCTGCGCTGGAGCAGTTGATGGTCGTCCCGAGGGGGGCCGCCAGCGCCGGGCCGGCCTTCACCTCCGGCTTCTACGGCCTGCTCGAAATCGGGGCGGGGGCCGTCGGCGCAACCGGCGCGCGGGACTTCTTCGGCCGGCAGCGCGTCGTCGCGGAGGAGGCGACCAAGAACATCGCCGGCAGCGACGGCGGGAGCTGGTTCGGCCGCACGGTCCAGGGCGCGTCGCAGTCCATCGGCCAGGCCGTGCCCGCCCTAACGGCAATGGCTATCGGCGCTCCCGCGAGCGCGGTCACCGCCGCCTTCATGATCCCCGGCATCATCACCCAGGCCGGCCAGTCCGCCGTGGAGGCGAAGGAGGCCGGGAAGTCGGATACACAAGCGCTACTCTATGGGGCGCAGCAGGGGGCCTGGGAAGGCCTCCTCGAAAAGCTCCCCATCGACCTGCTGCTCAAGAACATCGCGAAGGGCACCAACGTCGCGAGCCTCTTCGGCCAGCAGCTCGTGGCTGAGAACATCACCGAGAGCCTGACCACCGTCGCCCAGAACTTCACCGAATGGGCGAACCTGAACCCCGACAAGCCCTTCGGCGACTGGCTGAAAGAGCAGCCCGCCGCCGTCCGGGACACCATCGCCCAGACCACGCTCGCCACCGCCGGCGTCACCGGCGCGGCCGTCGGCATCAACAACGTCCGGGTGCGCGCCGAGCAGCGCCGGCAGCGGGCGGAGCAGGCCCAGCAGAACGCCGACTTCATTGACCGTCTCTCCAAGGTGGCCGAGGCCAGCGCCCTGCGCTCTCGCGCGCCCGACATCTTCGAGGACCTGGTGCAGCGCCAGGCCGAGGCGCACGGCGCGCCCGAGGCAGTCTACGTTACGCCCGAGGTCTTCAACCAGGTCTTCTCCACGCCCGAGGGGCAGGAGGCGCTGGCCGCCATGCCGCAGACGGTCCGGGACGCCGTCTCACAGGCCGCGCAGACGGGCGGGGATGTCCGCATCCCCCTCGGCGAGTTCGCCGCCCAGGTGGCTCCTACGCCCCTCTACGCCCAGCTTCAGAACGACATCAAGCTTGACCCCAACGGCCTGACCCGCGCCGAGGCCGAGGAGTTCGTGAAGACCGAGAGCGAGAAGCTGCGCGCCGACGTCGAGAAGACGCTGGGTGAGACGGTTCTCGACGAGGCCGGTAATGTTGAGCGGGAGCGAGTGCGCGACGAGCTGAAGGCGCAGCTTGACAAGACCAGCCGCTTCACCTCGGACGTCAACGATATCTACGCGACCTTCGCCGCCAACAGCATCGCCGCCGTCGCGGCGCGCAGCGGCCTGACCATCGACGAGGTCCTGGCCGCCAACCCGCTCTTCGTCAACGCCGGAGACGGTGCCGTGGTAGGCACCGACGCCCTGGTTGAGCAGGATCAAGACCGCCCCGCACCCCAAGGAGAGAGCAGTGCAACAGACCAGCAGCAGGCAACGCCTGATCGACAGCGCGCCCAAGCGGGAGAGCTTCGCGGACCAGCAGGAGTTCGAGGAGGCCCTGGGCTACTGGCGGACGCACCAGGGGCGGATACTGGCGATGACCAGCCGCTCAACGGGCTACCCCGCAGGGTCCGCGTCGACGGCCGCGTCGTAAACTTCGGCCCGTTCGCGCCGGCCGCGCGGGCGGCGCGGGCGGTAGCGCAGAAGCTCGGGCGGGCGTACACCCCGCCCGTGAACTACGCCAAGGTCGACGAGGCCCGCGCGGCGCGGATCGCGCAGGCCTTCGAGGACATGAAGCATGACCCCCGCGACCCCGAGGTAGCGGCGTCCTACGCGGCAATGATCCAGGAGACCATTGCGCAGTGGGAGGAGATCAAGGCCACCGGGCTGAAGGTCGAGTTCATCCGGGGCGAGGACCCCTACGGCAACCCGCGCAACGCTATCATCGACGTCGTCGAGAACAACCACCTCTGGGTGTTCCCGACGGACGACGGCTTCGGGGAAATCCTGGTCAACATCGGGCTGGACAGCCCGACCGGCGGCGCGGCCCTGACGCCCGAGCAGGTGATCCAGGCGATGGAGGAGGCCGGCGCGGTCGTGCTCGCGCACGAGGTCCACACCTCGCAGACGGAGCCCACCGTGGTCGCGCGCCTGGCGCGCCCCCTGACGCAGGAGCAGGGCGACAGCCTGTCCGACACCCTGGGCCAGGAGGCCATCGCGCAGCTCGCCGTCGGCGAGGGGATGCTCTTCGGGCCTATGGCCCCGCAGTGGGGGCCGTTCAACGCCGACTACTTCCTGATGCTGGACGGGCGCTTCGCGACCGAGGCCGGGGTGTTCACCGACAACCCGCTCCTGCAATTCGTCGAGGGCGAGATCATCGACGGCCGCCCGGTGCGCGCCAACGACCTGTTCCGCATCGTCCACGACTACTTCGGCCATGTGACCCACGGCGTCGGTTTCCGCGCCGACGGTGAGGAGAACGCCTGGCGGGCGCACTCGGCGATGTATTCGCCGCTGGCGCGCAAGGCCATGACCACCGAGACGCGGGGCCAGAATAGCTGGGTCAACTACGGCCCCTACGGCGAAGAGAACCGCACGGCCGACGGGCTGATGACGAAGTATGCGCCGCAGAAGATCGGCCTGCTCCCCGATTGGGTGGTGAACGAGGGCGCGACGGACGAGACGCCGGCGGAGCAGGCGGGTGTGCTCTATCAGGAGGGCGTCACCTACGACCCCGGCCTGGGCCTGCGCTCGGCGGTGTTCGACTACGCCCAGGAGAAGGGACCGGGCAAGGCCAGCGCGCAGCAGTGGCTGGCGACCCTCGCCAAAGCCCCCGGCGTCAAGGCCGAGGAGCTGGAGTGGATGGGCCTCAAGGAGGGCCTGGAGCTCCTCGACGAGGGCAAGGGCGTCACCAAGGAGCAGGTTCTCAACTACATCGCCAGGAACGGCGTCCGCCTGACCGAGATCGTCAACGGCAGTGATGTCGACTACGAGAACTACTACGAGGACGAAGACTTCCAGGAGATCGAGAGCGAGCTCGTCGAACAGGCTTGGCGAGACAGCTATGACGCGCCAGACTACACCGTCGCGAGAGGGTGGCCCGGCGAGGACGGATACCTGATCCCCGAAGACGAGATAGAGGACGCGCGGTTAGAGGCCGAAGGCAGGGCGGAGGAACTCGGCGAACCCGCCTGGTATGCTGTGAACGACGACGACCTTTGGCAGGAGCGCAGCTTCG